CCTGGTGGGCTCTCCGCTATATCAAAATGAGAGAACGACAAAAGACTATATGGTCCGTTGCTGTTCCTGGCGGCCTAGTTAAGTACTATCTGAATGACGTTTACCAAAACGACCTTCCGACGTACTCAATTGGTGTCGGCAGTAACTCAACGGAATACATGGTTGACGACCCTGTAGGCCGGGGATGGAAAGATGTTACTCACGTTCGTGATAACCTCTATGCTACCTCCGGAGGTTCTGCCTCATGGGGATACGGTGCAGTGCACCCTAAACTCATTGGGCCTAACGCCTACTGGAAATGTTGGGGCTTTAATCCGACGTACCGAGCGTTTGATTCAGGTTCCTACGTTTATCCGATCACTGAAGAAGAGCAAGTCCAAAAGGCTTACTCTATCTTCTTATCATCAGGTAACGAAGTTAATTCGCTACTTAATGTTATAGAAGCTCCTCAGCTCCCTGGTTCATTAAAGCAACTTGCTTCAACGTTCCAGACGAGAAATGTGCAGTCTGCTCTTAGTATTATATCTAAGGGCTTTCTAACATATTCCTTCGGTCTCGCTCCGTTACTGTCCGACATCGGTAAGCTGGCACGTTATGCAAAGTCAGTTAAAACTGATCTGCGTAAGGCTGCTCAGGAAGCCGGACAGCGCCAAGAGATTCGGGTTACTGCCACTGGTAGTATACCCGCTAATCGTCTGAACCTTAACGGTACTGATGGAGGTGTCGCGTATCTGGAAAGCGGGGGCAAGTCCGAAAGGACCGTTACCGTTGCGGGCATTCGCTCGCACGAGTATAAAAGCTCTCACTTCCAGGTACTTGATCGCCTCCTCGGTAAAGTTGGTGCTGGGGGGCCTGCCTCCTTCGTCTGGGAACGGATTCCGTTCTCATTCGTTGTAGACTGGTTCCTTAACACCAAACTGTTGTTTGCTTCACTTGATAATCTCCTCACAGGGAATATCAAGCGTGTAGACGGAGTATGCATTACCACCAAGGGAGACTATAGTTGTGCTATGATAGATCAAAGCACTTCTTCTGGTATCCCTGGGTATAATGAATACTTCGGTTCAGCCGTCGCGTCTCGTTCTGGTAGTTTATACCACCGTAAAGTCCTTCGCGGCCCGCTACCTATTAAGGTCACGGTCCGTAAAGGCGGTTTCGGAAAAAAGCAGGCTGCACTCAGTGCTGCCTTACTCTACGAAAAAATCGTAGCGAAACGTCGTTAGCACAGCTATCAACAGGGGGATATCCTCCCCTATTCCAACATGGACTCAAACCTATCGATCGACACATTGTCGTTCAAACTCGCATACTCCGACAAGACAGGGAGTCTCCGTACTGAAGTGTCCCGGGGGGTTAATCTCCCTGAGACGCTTCAGATTCGTCATACTCCCTATGCTGCCACCCCAACACAAAGTGCTGGAGTGAATTCGCAGGTGCGGTTTGAACGCGTTGTCGAATCGGCAGTCGAGGGAAGTCTCTCGAGTGTCGTTGCCACGCTAACGGTGCGTGTGCCCTCGGACGCCGGCATCGAGTCGACTGATGTCACTAACGTGATTCAGCGCCTCGTTACCCTCCTCCAAGAAGATGATTCTGGCCTGGACCTTGCTGACGAAATTTTCGTCAACAAAGAACAATAACCACCATCATCGGGGCATAGATCAATATTATTGATCATAACCGTAGCCAAATCGGCAACTAGACACTAGCCATGAAAAACGTAAGTCGTTTGTTCATACGCCTGCTAGCCGATATCTCAGTTCAATCGCGGATCCCGATACGGGCTCCCCTTGACTTAGATAGTACATGGATCCTTCATGAAGGACCCGTGCTAGACAAGGCCTTGTTAAGTGAGATAGAACACGGGACACAAGTCCCGGAATTCCCTGCGTGGCTCTCGCCACTCAAGGATAGGTGGCTCGCATTCCGCGATCCACTTGATCTACGCTTACTTCGACAGGCGCTTTGTTTTGGCTATAAAGCCGAGTTCGAACCTACCTATGAACAGCAAATGGCAGCGCAAGCTGCTTTTGTTGAGACGGACGATAGTTTGGCTATATTCGATGATTATTATTATCTTCATCGGCAAGAGCCCTTCTACCGTCTGCTCAGATCAGTTGTTAGTAGAGTTATCTCTCCTATCAACTTCTTCGAAATTACACCCAAACATGGCCCCGGGGCAGTTTTCCCGCCCTTTGACCACTGTATAAGGTCTAACTTCGATACCATATACCCTTCTATTGAAGAATTCTATCCGTTCTTTTCCTTCTTCCGTGGCCTATCTATGGCCATAGAGGAGGGAATTAACGTGCAGGATTCCTTGAGGGAGGGGGGAGCCATCACCGCATCCCTTACTTGTGTCCCGAAGGATTCTAGGGGTCCACGCTTAATCTGCGTTCACCCTCGTGAGTCCGTCTGGATACAGCAAGGTCTGTGGCGTAACTTACGCAACCGTGTTGACTCTTACCGTCCTACGTCAGGGAAGATAAACTTCTCTGATCAGGATGTTAATCGTCAGCTCGCACTATCCTCTAGCAAGGACAAGGGTCTATCGACCCTTGACTTAAAGGAGGCTAGTGACTGCATCAGTCTCAAGTTCTTTCGTGATCTCTTCGGAGCTCACGCTAGATTCTTTGAATGTTGCAGGGCCAGTAAAGTTAGGCTCCTCGATGGTACTGTTCGTGATCTGAATAAGTTTGCTCCTATGGGAAATGCAACAACATTTCCCGTTCAGGCAATCATATTCTGGTCTATAGCTCGAACGGCGATATATACGCATGATGGTACTATCTGTCATGATGTATATGTCTTCGGTGACGACATTATTGTGCCTTCTAGATATCTTGATGTTGTAAAGATCGGCTTAGTACGCTGTGGCTTACGCCCCAACGCATCTAAGACCTTCTCACGTGGGCTCTTTCGAGAGTCCTGTGGGTTGGACGCCTTCAATGGCGTCGAAGTTACCCCTCATCGTATCAAGAAGCACCGTATGTCGTCGCTACCCGATCTCATTTCCCTCTGTACGCTGGCAAAAAACCTGCGTATAGATGGTTATGAGAACACCGCTGCTGAGGCATACTCAATGGTCCGAAAGAGGTTTGGTTCTTTGTGTTTAACAAATAATCCTTCTTCTCAAGGTATCGTTGAATATGTTGAACGCCCGATCGAATACTTCTGGCAGAATGAGCCCACCGTGAGGTGGTCTAATCGCTATCAGAATTATTACGCTCTGGCTTCCAGCGCCTCCGCTAAGTTAGCGAAGGTGTCAAAACATGATTGGTATCATGTCCAGGATAGCATTCTCCGGGTAACTGGAGACATGCTTGGTGGCCGGTTAGGGTACGCGTTTCCTCGACGCGTTCGGTTGCAACGAGGATGGACCCCCTTATTCTTTTCAGCACAACGTGCTGTAAGAGTAAGGGATGACTTAGAAGAAATTCTAAGTTAACCTCCTAACAGAGGTATCCCAGAAACACAG